ACACCACTTATCACGATAACCGATTTCTTGAGACAGAGTACATTGCGGAGCTCGAAAAGTATAAAACAATCGATCCGTATTATCATACAGTTTACGCACTCGGGCAATGGGGCGTCTGCGGCAACACCGTGTTCAACGCCAACGCCATTGCCTATAGGATAGATACCATCAAAAATAGAACCCCGCTCAGGCGCGGGTATTTCATTTACAAGGACACTGGGTATTCACTCACCGATGTTGATTTTGTTGACGACGAGTCAGGGGCTATCGTAATTTACGAGCAGCCGAAGAAAGGCTATCCGTATGTGATCGGCGGGGATACTGCCGGCGAGGGTTCGGACAAATTTGCCGGGCAGGTGCTTGATAACACCACAGGCAAGCAGGTAGCCGTTCTGCATCATCAGTACGACGAAGACATGTATGCCAAGCAAGTTTACTGTCTCGGTATGCATTACAATACTGCGTTGATTGCCATAGAGGCCAACTTCTCTACCTTTCCGATCAAGACATTGGAGCGGCTTACTTATCCTAATCAGTATGTCCGCGAGGGAGAGGATGAATACACGCATAAGCCCAAACAATCGTTCGGGTTTAAAACGACACAGGTTACTCGCCCTGTTATCATTGCAGGGCTTATTCAGGTTGTAAGGGATAGCATCGATCTAATCAACGATGCGAAGACATTGGACGAAATGCTTACGTTTGTCAGAAACGAAAAAGGTCGAGCCGAAGCTCAGGCAGGAGCGCACGACGATCTTGTCATATCCTTGGCGATTGCACATTACATACGGCCGCAACAAACGTATGTAGCCGTAAAGTCAGTAGAAGACCGGGTGTTATGGCACAAATCGCAATGGGATGATTACAGGCGTGGCAACGCGTCTGAGAGAGCATATATGAAAAAGATTTGGGGTGAGCCTATTGATCACCGATATGCCGAAAGGCGAGAATGAACGGTTAACTTGGTGGCAGGAAATATATATTCACTGCAAAACGCTGTGGGACGATAATAAAAACCAGATTTCAGCAGACATCAGGCAGTACGAGGGTTCAAAGGAAACGGATGTGAATGGCGTCAGGGGTTCTGATGCTATTTTCGTGAGAAATATAACTTACGAGCTGATAGAATCCCAGGTTTCGTCTGCTATTCCGCAGCCGAAGGTAGTGCCGCGTAAGCAGGGAGATAAGTACGAACGCAATGCAAGGACCATCGAAGAAATGCTCCGGGCACAGTTCGATAGGTTACCTATGGAGTACATTCACGACGAGGCTTGCCGAACGGTTCCTGTCACTGGCGGAAACTTTTTTCTTGTCGAATGGGACAACGGAACCGTTACGAGGAATACGGTTGGTGATGTTTCTGTTCAGAGCATATCACCGTTACAGTTCATACCGCAGGAGTTTGTTCCTTGGATGCATCGCATGTCTTACATGTTCATTGAGTTTGAGGATACGCGGGATAGGTTGTATACGAGGTATGGAAAAGAAATCCCGCTTGCGATAGACGAGGAAAACACTGAGGCAAGAGATACAGTTACCGTTGTCGTTTGTTATTACACAAACACCGACGGTTCAATCGGGGAATTTAGATGGGCCGATCAAACCATCCTTCTGGATATGGAAGATTGCCAAGCAAGGTATTGGAAGGTATGTGAAGCTTGCGGAAAAGCAAAACCGTATAACTCCGATACGTGCCAGGGCGGAAGCACGAAGTGGGTTAAGCAGCCGTCAGATTATGAGGAACTGTACGAAGATATTACGTTAAGCGACGGTACTGTTGTCCCGGCGGTAAGCCCCAAATTGGACGATAACGGGCAGCCGGAGATAATTGATATTGCCTCTATCGATAGAGTTACGGGCCGGGCAATGATAGTTCAGCAGCCTGTGATGGAGCCTACGCGCATTCCGTATTATGCGCCTAGGCGGTTTCCGGTAATTTTGCAAAAAAACACGTCAAAATTCGGGCAATTGCTTGGAGATTCCGATTGTGAAAAAATACATGACATACAGCAAACCATAAATAAGCTGATGTCAAACATTCAAAGGAAGCTTCTTTCTACGGGAAGTGTTGTTACTATCCCGGAGGACTTGGAATATACGCCTGATGACGAGATAGGGCTTGTTGTTAGGGTGAAGAATCAAGCCCAGGTTGGGATGATCACACATTTGAGCCTTGCGGCAAACGTTCAGCAAGACCTACAGGTGGTCGAGCAGCTTTACAATTCGGCAAAACGTATACTTGGTATATCCGATAGCTACCAGGGCATGGCCGATACGACGGCGCAAAGCGGCACAGCGAAACAGATACAGGTAAGGCAAAGCGCCGGCAGGCTCGAAAGCAAACGGGTAATGACGAACTCAGCCTATGCTGATTTGTACCAAACGATATTTCAATTCATGCTGGCTTATTGCGACGAACCGCGTGACTATATGGCAAAAGACGAAAAAGGCCAACCTGTAAAGTACACGTTTAACCGGTACAACTTCTTAGAACGCGACGCCGCCGGCCAATGGTATTACGACGACGAATATTTATTCAGTACCGACATATCGAGTACGTTAGCAAACGATAGGCAGGCATTGTGGCAGGAGGCTCGTCAGAACTATACTACTGGCGCTTTTGGTGATCCCGCGCAAACATCCACACGCCTATTTTTCTGGCGCGAGATGGAAAGCTTACATTATCCCAACGCTTCACAGATTGTGAAATTCATAGAGCAGTTGCAACAAGACGAAGAGCAAATGCAGCAGATGCAAGCACAGCTGCAGCAGTCACAGCAAGCGTCACAGCAATACGCCGCGCAAGCGCAGGGCCTTGCACAGCAAGTACAACAGATGAATGGCACATTACAGCAAACAGAACAGCAAAAAGGAAACACAGAGCAACGTGCGTATTTGCAGGGTCGGCAAGACCAGTTTATCAATTCGGAAACGCCTACCGGAACAGGCGATAAGATACAGCAATCTTAAGAAAGGAGCAAACAGCAATATGGAAAATAAGAGCATGCCCACATATACGGGAAAGATCACGAACGCAGGACTTCAATACATAGAAGCTCCTATTAAAACGCCGAAGGCTCCAACGCCTCCGGTTGTTTCCGGCAAAGACCTCAGATCAAAATAACGGACCGCCGACCGCTCAAATGGCGAGAAAGGAAATGTTATGAACGAAAATGAAGGCGAAACCAGCACTAACGCCGGTGCAGAAGATTCTTTATGGGATGACGATTCCAAAGAAGAAGTTGTAGAACCAGAAAGCGAGCAGGAGAACGAACCCGAAGCAGACGATAAAGCCGATAAAGACATAGCCGAAACTGCCAAAGGGCAAGAAGGCGCGCGCAAGGTATCGGCGCGGCTAAGTAAATATCGCAGCGAAGCGGAATCCGCTCGTGATCAGGCACTAAAAGCAGAACAAAAGCTTGCCGAAAAAGAAGCCGAGTACCAAAAACTACGCGGCGTGGCAACTTCGCTTTTAAAAGGATTTGACGTTGACAACACAGACGTTGTATCTGGCATAGAAGACATCATTGCCACCCATGCCGGCAAAGATGTTAAAACCTATCGGCAAGAGCAGGAGGCCGTTAAGCAGCAAGTAGCAGCACAAATGCGCGTCGAAGAGTTGCGAAAAGAGCAGCAGCGTTTAGCTAACGAGGCTGTTTTTGCGCGTGATTTAGCAGCCATAAAGGCAAGGTATCCAGAGCATGCAAAAGGCATTGCGCACATCAAGGACCTTGGTCCTGAGTTTATGGCTATTATGGCCGCTACGGCCAATATGGGTAAAACGCCAGACCCAGTTGAAGTGTTTGCGCAAGTTAAGCATCGTGAAATATCGGAGACAAAAGAGGCGGCCGCGAAGCAGTTAACACAGTCTGCAATCGCAGGCAAAAGCCATATGCGTTCTTCCGGAGGAACGCCCGGCACTGCCGTTGTTGTTCCCAAGTCAGTTAAGGATGGCTATAGGCTGTTCAATCCCAAAATTACAGATGAAGACATTGCAAAGGATTATCAGGAAAACTTAAAATTCATGAAAGGGTGATAAAATGTTCAAAATCGAACGGATGGATAAACCAAGCTATCCAGCCATATTAAAAATACCAACCACAGCAAGCGAAACGTATACGCTTGGAGAGTTACTAAAAATGGCTAGCGGTAAACTCACCAAAGCAAGCGGAACGGATGTTCCTCTTTATGTAAGCGAACAGGCGTACGTTGCGCCGGCCTCAGGAAATGAAGATTTGTCGGTACATAGAATAAATTCCGAACACGAATACAGAACGACATTTGCTGCGGACGGCAGTTCTCGTGTAGTGGGAG